ATGCCAATGACGAGAACGGAGAAACCGAGACTGGGGATACCCACTCCACCCTTGGTCGTGCAGGTATGGGAGACTTCTATGTCCTAGATTTCTTCGATTGCACGACACTCAGCGCATCGGATACACTACAATTTCAACCGGAAGCAACGTTCTATTGGCATGAAAAATAAACTACTTAATGAGTGGATAAGTGCTTGGCACTTGAACGATAATACAGTTAGCATCAATCCAGTCTATATCCGCGTCAGCATCTTCCCTCGGGTCCTTGTTGTTGCACCACACAATGGGCCTACCCCAATTGAATGTAGCCTTTCCCTTATACTTGTCCGTCACTGTGAATGTCTCTTGTGCACCCATCCAGAATTTCCACATGGGAAAATACTTGAGTGAATGTATATCGTCAAACACAGCATAGTTGACGTCATCTCGATCGTATGTTAATTGGGCCATATCGAAGCAACCGCCGAAGTAGAAATGGGGTCCAAGTGACCTAGCCCAGGAAGTCTTTCCTGTACGGGAAGGTCCCACAAGGATGAGAGATTTAGGTCTAGCGTATGTTAGTAATTGCTGACTAAGCAGATGACTAAATGCTGACTAAGCAGAAAAGCACTACTCCAAATAGCGGTCCGAGCGAGCGGAGCGCGATCGGACCAAGCGTGACCGAGCACTGGCTGAGCAAAAAGCCCTAGCTGAGAATGTATGCTTCCCGTAGCGGAGCGGAGGGGCGTAAAGAGAGTACGTACCTTCCTCCACGTCTTCCCAGATGAGTCGAGCACCAATCTGTGAGTTCCGGATAAGGTCCAAGCTCCCATTCCAATTCCGGAGGACTGACAAAATCAAGCGGTGACTGCACGGCCTTTCCCTCTGCAATAGCGCGTACCTGGAAAAAGTATCGCCCGAGGAGACTGACACTAGATTCCTGAGCGACTCGAAAAGTCTCCTCTCGAGTCTCTGCATCGAACACGCGTCTCCAGAACTCATCAGAATCTGTCTTGGCAGATACGTCGTCATCGGGACGCTGCAATCCCCCGGCCACCACGTCTCCATCCTTGGTAGCATAGTCATACATTTGGTGAGGAGTCTTGCGGCCGCGCAGAATGTTTGGATGACGGCCGTCGACGTCAAATATTCGGGGGTTCCTGCTCTGGAATTTCCGATCGAACATGAAAAAAGCATGGTAATGAGTTCCGCCGTCTGCGTGAAGCTCTTTGCCAACGATACATTCGGCTCCCAATTCCGCAAGAACGTCGACAATTCGGAATGGATCAAGACCGTCGGACTGACTGTAGGTGAGGAGTCCATATTTGGCAGCAAAGCGAAAGGTCATGTGATGAAGTGACACCAAGATGAAGAACGAGTTGTGTTTAATATTATACACAACTCGTGGTGTCAGTGTCACCTATATAGGCGACTTAACTCCGATAAGTCCGTTAACTCCGCACGGATTTAACTATAAAAGCCTATCTCCCCGTCACTTTTCCGACGGACAAGACAACATGGCTTTCCGTTCTCGATACTCTCGACGCTCACGCGCTCGTCGCGCCCCCCGTCGTAATACTCGACGTATTACTCGCACTCGACGCACCACCCGGTTTTCTAGGTTCGCTCGTCGACCTATGACTAAGAGGAGGATTTTAAATGCGACTTCAGTCAAAAAGCAGGACAACATGCTTGCTGTTAGGACTGATACTACAGGTGCAAATCCTGTCCAGGGGTCTTTCCAGGTACTGGGTACTGGTGCACAGTTCTTATGGTGTGCATCAGGAAGGGATCGTGGTGCTGATGTAGGAGCTGATCCTACTGCTTCTTCTGTCCGTGAGCGTGATCTTGTCTACGCACGTGGACTCAAGGAGAGCATCATTATGACGACAAACTCCCCCGCTTCTTGGCGATGGCGTCGTATTGCCTTCACTTGCAAGGGTGTGCCTTTCAGCTCACCGGTCGATCTCGAGACTAGCTCTGGCTGGGTTCGAATGTTACGTAATGTAGCCGGTACTGCCGCAGGGACTACCATCACTAGCTACATTTTCAAAGGAGCACAGAATGTGGACTGGCAGGATGTCTTTGTTGCCAAGCTCGATACGAATCGCGTCAAAGTCTATTACGATAAACTTCGGACTTTGTCATCAGGCAACAGTAACGGAAAGTTCTTCCGCTCCAAGCACTGGTTTCCCATGAATCAAAACCTGCTTTATGCCAATGACGAGAACGGAGAAACCGAGACTGGGGATACCCACTCCACCCTTGGTCGTGCAGGTATGGGAGACTTCTATGTCCTAGATTTCTTCGATTGCACGACACTCAGCGCATCGGA